AAGGATGTGGGCAGATGCGTACAACGCAGCAAAAAAACGCTACGCGGATGAAATCGCAAACTTGTCAAAAATGTTTCCGAGCGGGATGAAGGCAGGAGACATTATTGACAGGAGAGACGGACTGAGTTCAATGGCGAAAGCTATTTATAAAGACGAGCTTGACAAGTTGAGGAAAAAATACGGGTTTAAAGTATGATCAATTTTGAAAACTTAGACAAGTGCGTATTCCTCGGCGTAGGAAAGTATGGCGTTCCGCAAATTGACCCGGTCAAAGCGTATCCACAAGGGGAATTCATTCCTGCAAATTACGTACACACAGCCAAGCGACCGGAAAGCAAGGTCGTGCATTTCTTTATAGACGATTATCAATTCGTCCGGTACTGGAATCAACCGGATAGGTATATTTCAAAGTTGCAACAGTACGAGGCGATATGTGCGCCAGATTTCTCAACATATACGGATATGCCGCTTGCCATGCAGATATACAACCATTACCGCAAGCACTGGTTAGCGGCATACTGGCAGCTGCACGGGATGACGGTTTACCCGACGATCTCATGGAGCGATGAGAGCAGTTACGATTGGTGCTTCGATGGCGAGCCTGTCGGCGGCATAGTAGCGGTTTCATCGGTTGGGACGCAGGCAAACAAGGATAGTAAACGCCTGTTCCTGCGCGGCTACGAAGAAATGATGAAACGTCTTTCGCCGGAATGGGTGATATTCTACGGAAAAGTGCCGGAAGAATGCGATTGGAACATTATCCGCGTGAAGCCGCACTATGACGAAATCGTGAAACGGAGGAAAGCGAATGAAATATCCGTTTCAGCCGGAAGTCCTTGATGCGCTGCCGGAAGAACTGGCAGAACTGTTCCGAGGTTTGGAAGATACGCTCCTCGATGAGATATGCAGTAGGCTTGCGCTGAAAGATCAGCTGAACGAAGTCACGGTGCAGGATATCCGAGCGCTGCGGTCGCATGGCATTGACACGAATGAGATTGGAAAAGCAATCCGCAAGACCTCTGGAATTAGCGAGAAGAAGCTCAAGGAGCTTTTCGACGATGTTATTGCCAGGAACCAGAAGTATTACACATCGGTTATCGACATGGCAGGGCTGACAAAGCCTGATATTCTGGTGAACGCTGCGACAATCGAAGCGATCAGAGCGCAGACGCTTGATGAATTTCATAACATCACACAGTCTATGGGATTCTTGGTGGACAAAGGCAGGACGATGCTCCCGCCTGCGCGTGCATATCAGTGGGCGTTGGATTCCGCTGTTATGCAGATTCAGAGCGGAGCAATCAGCTACAATCAGGCGATTAAGTCTGCGGTGCAACAGCTTGCAGGCGGACTGAAAGTCGTGAACTACGAAAGCGGACACGTTGACCACATCGACGTTGCTGTTCGGAGAGCTGCCATGACCGGCGTGAATCAGATCTGCGACCAGTACACGAACCAAAGTGCAGAGTACCTTGATACGAGATACTTTGAAGTGTCTGCGCACTCTGGGGCGCGTGACAAGCTGGGTGCTTCGCCGTGGTCAAGCCACAAGGACTGGCAAGGCAAAGTTTATTACCAGAGTGAAAGCGGCGAACCTGACCCGCTTGGGCTTTACGATGACCTTGTGGAGACTACCGGCTATGGATATGTTGATGGCTTGACCGGCGCGAACTGTCGCCATCATAAATATCCATTTATTCCCGGAGTTTCGGAGCGAACTTACACAGACGAACAGCTCAAGCATATCGACGATGGTCTTGGCTGCACGTTTGACGGAAAGACTTACACAGCCTATGAAGCGACGCAGATGCAACGCCGAATAGAACGGCAAATCCGCGCGCAGAAAAAACTTAGAAACGCATACAAAGAAGCTGGGCTTTCCGAGGACGCGACCGCCGCGAACATAAAGCTTCGGAGGCTGAACGCAGAATATAGCAGGTTCAGCAAGGCGGCAGGATTGCCGGAGCAACCAGAAAGAACAAAAGTTTTCTATAAATAATTTACAGGTAAAACCCGCGAAGCACTGCGGTTTTTATACAATCTATCGCCGCGACGAACTGCGGACAAAGGAAAGGAAGATAGAAATGGCATTGACCAGAAAATTACTGAAAGGCATGGGACTCACCGACGAACAGGTGGACACCATCATTGAAGCACATACCGATACCGTAGACGGCTTGAAGGCTGATGTCAGCAAGTACAAGTCTGACGCGGAGAAACTGCCCGACGTTCAAAAGCAGTTGGACGACCTCAAGGCGGCGGGCGATGGCGGATATAAGGAGAAGTACGAAAAAGAACACTCGGACTTCGAGGCTTATAAATCCGGCATTACAGCAAAGGAAAGCAAGGCGGCAAAGGAAAAGGCTGTTCGGGCTTACTTTGAAAGCAAAAATATCACAGGCGCAAATCTCGATCTTGCCATGCGCGGCTGCGGCGAGGAAATGACCGCATTGGAGATGGACGGTGAGAAAATCAAGGACACAAAGAGTCTCGATGCACTTATCGAAGGAACTTATAAAGGACTTGTATCCAAGCCTTCTGTCCGTGTGGACATGGGCGCACGTCTCAACGACGGCGGCAAGGCGATGACGAAAGACGAGATCATGCAAATCACTGACAGAGCGGAGCGGCGCGCTGCAATCGCCGCAAATATGGATTTATTTAGAAAGGAAGATTAACTATGGCTGTTGATCCTAAGCTGATTAAAAAAGCTGATCTTGCGCGAGTTCGCGAGATCGAATTTACCGAAATGTTCGGCTATTCCATCAAGAAGCTGATGGAGGCTCTTGGCGTTACCCGCAAAATCGCAAAGCAGGCTGGCACCGTGCTCAAGAGCTACAAGGCTACCGGCACGCTGGAAGATGGTGCCGTGGCGGAAGGTGAAACCATTCCCCTGAGCAAGTACAAGACCGAGGCTGTGAACTATAAGGAGATCACGCTCAAGAAGTGGCGTAAGGCTACCTCTGCCGAGGCAATCACAGACCGCGGCTACGATCAGGCGGTAGAAATGACCACAGACGAAATGCTCAAGGACGTGCAGAAGGGCATCCGGAAGGACTTCTTTGAGTTCCTCGCCACCGGCACAGGAACGGCAACGGGCGCGACCTTCCAGGCGGCTCTTGCGCAGGCATGGGGGCAGCTCCAGGTGCTGTTTGAGGATGACGAGATCGGCGCGGTTTATTTCATGAACCCCCTCGATGTGGCTGACTACCTCGCAACAGCGAACATCACCTTGCAGACCGCTTTCGGCATGACCTACGTGGAGAACTTCCTCGGTCTTGGCACTGTGATCTTCAATTCCAGTGTTCCGAAGGGCAAGATCTATGCCACGGCAAAGGACAACATTGTTCTGTATTACATTCCCGTGAACGGCGCAGATCTTGGCGAAGTGTTCGACTTCACCACCGACGCAACCGGGTATATCGGCATCCACGAGGAGCCGGACTACACCAACATGACCGCCTCCGATACCGTTATCAACGGTATGGTGCTGTTCGCAGAGCGCATGGACGGCATCGTAGTCGGCACGATCTCGGCGGGGGGTTAAATGAACTGTTGAGAGCGCCTGCCCCTGAACCGCCCACGTTTTCCGGCATGACGAAAGCGCAGCTTCTCGATTATGCTGAGGAAAACGGGGTGGAAGGGGTCAACAGTTCCATGAAAAAGGCTGAAATTCTGGCTGTTCTGGAAGGGGTGGAGTGATGATCTACGCTGATTATGAATACTACTGCGACACTTACATAGGAACTGTAGACGCGGATAGTTTTTGCAGATTGGCGACACGCGCCAGCTCCTTCCTTGACTACTACACGCAAAACCGAGTAAAGGATTTTGCGGAGCTGGATGCTGTAAAAATGTGCTGCTGTGCCTTAGTCGACCAGTATATGCTGATCGACACGGCACAGGAGCTTGCCAGAAAGAATGTGTCCGCCGGGCTTGCATCTGACGAAGGAGAATTGCAGAGCGAGACTGTGGGCGGCTATTCCCGGACGCTTCGCAGCGGCGGTGATTCTTCCGTGTCTGCATTGAAAGCGGCTTCGGAGGCGAAGAAGGCTCTTGCAAGCGTAGCGCGTGAATATCTAGCCCATACCGGGCTTCTCTACAGAGGCAGGTGTTTTGCATGTACGCCCCCCACACCGTAACAATCTACAACGTCACGCAGGAGCAAGACCAGAATTTTAATGACACGCAGAAGCGCTATATCACGGTGATTCGCGGCGTAATGCTCCAAGCATCGAAAGCTGCCAATGTCCGCGCGAGCGGGCTTGAAGGAGCCGACGCGGTGAATCTGTACATTCCGTTCTCTGTGGCTGCCGTAGACGGTGTGACAGGAACGGAGAAGCGATACGTCGGACCGCAGGAATTTTGGCGCGCAACTGATAAAAGCAAGATTTGGACGCTTTCCACGGACGGCAACGGCGGCACAACCTTCTTTGTGAAGGGTGAAGTAGTCGAGCCGGACAAGACGGAAGAACAGATTGAGATGCTTTACGATGATGTGTACAAAGTGACAAAGGTGGACATGAAGGACTTCGGCAGCCCTTCTATGCAGCACTGGCAGGTCGGAGGCACGTGATGCTGAAATTCAGTGTGAAAACCGACGGCTTTGACGAGCTTCAGGAGGCTATAGCGCGGGCTTGCACAAAAGCCGAACACATTGTTGCTGTACAGGTAGAAAAGGACACAAGCCCGTACGTGCCGTTCCTGACGGGCTCTCTCGACCAGAGAACACAGGTGGTTGGTAATGCGATCATCTATCCGGGACCGTATGCAAGATTCCTGTATTACGGAAAAGTCATGGTTGACCCGGAGACGGGCAGCACATACGCGCCAAAGGGCGGGACGAAGGTTCTGACGGACAAAAACCTTGTGTTCACGACATCCGGACACGAGCAGGCACAATCACACTGGTTCGAGGCTTCAAAGGCTGAGAACCTTGACAAATGGATTCGAGTTGCAGATAAGGCGGTGAAAAATGGGCTCTGAGAAAGAAAAAAAGCTTGTTTCTTCCGAGGAAGAACAGGACATATCCAGAAAGATGATGGTCTGGGTAAACTCGTTTTCGGATGACGATCTCCCGGCTGCAACCATCAATTATGAGTTCCTCACCGCCGATTCTGCTAGCGTGGCTCTGTCCGTGATTCAAGGCGCGTACATCACAAGAAGGTACTTACTCGGTGGGCATGAGGCAGAATACCAGTTCAAAATCATAGCCCGTATCAAGCCGGGCGGGAGTAACGACAAGCGCCTGAAAGCTGATGCGGTACTGAACCGCTTCGGGGATTGGGCGATGAAGAATTATCCGTCTCTTGGAGATGGCGTCCGTGTCCGTCGCATGGAAGCGGTCAGCCGCGCGGCGGTATTTGCCGTGTATCAGGACGGATGGGAAGACCATCAAATTTTAATGAAGATGAAATATGAGGTGATTTAACTATGGCAGATATGACCTTTAACACCGTTGCTGGGCAGCCTGTAGACAGAGAACTTTTGATTCTTTTTGTGAATACGGGCACTGATTCCGCCGCCGTGTGGTCGCCGCTTGGGGCGCGCGTCACGGATTCCAGCATGGAATACGACTGGCAGAAGAAGTCCGACAAGGATATTCTCGGAAAGACCAGAACCACGATGAAGAAGCCCATCATCACGCAGGACTTTGAGCCGTGCGAACTCGATGCCGGAGATGCTGCGCTTACGCATATCTGGAATCTTGCCGTTAAGGAACAGAACGCGGCGGCTCTGGCGAATCAGGACATTCTTATCGTGCATCATTACGCAGGCACGAAGAAAACGGCTGTTTTTGCGGAGCGGTACAAGGGCGCTGCAATCGAGGCGACAGGTCTTGGCGGCGAAGGTGGCGGCTTTGTAGGTATGCCGCTTACGGTAACTCCGGGCGGCGAGAGAATCACCGGCACTGCGTCGGTTGGTTCCAACGGAGAAATTACGTTTACGCCGGACGCGGCATAAGGAGGGACGATAGATGGCGGACATCAAGATTGCAACTGGCGTTGAAAAAATCAACATCAACGACAAAGTAACGCTCGAGTTCAACCCGACAGATGCTGAAATTGTCGAGAAGATTTTTGACGTGTTCAACGGCTTGGAAGATCGGCAGCGCAAATATCAGGCAGAGGTAGAAAAGAACGCGAACAAGAAAGAGATCTTCGAGATTGCGCGTCGCGAAAGCAACGAAATGCGCGAGACGATTGACAGCCTTTTCGGGGTTCCGCTTTGCACGCCTCTTTTCGGCTCTATGAACGTCCTCGCACTGGCTGACGGTTTGCCCGTATGGAGCAATCTGATGCTCGGCATCATCGACCAGATCGACACCACCTTTGCAAGAGAACAGAAGGCTACGAACCCGAGAATCAAGAAATATATGGAAAGATGGAAAAAGTAATCTGGTCTTTACCGACATCGGTCAACGTAAACGGAACAGAATACGAAATCCGGTCTGACTATCGGGCGGTGTTGGATATCCTCACCGCCCTTGTTGATAACGAGCTGGACGAGCAGGACAAGGCGGAGGCATCGTTGAGAATCTTCTATCCCGACTTTGAGGAAATGCCAGCCAGAGACTATCAGGAAGCTCTGAACCAGTGCTTCCGGTTCATAGACCGTGGAGAGGAACGAAAGGAAAAGAAGCGAGAACCCGTTTTAATGTCGTGGGAGCAGGACTTCGACATGTTTATTGCCCCCGTGAACAGAATCGCTGGATGCGAGGTTCGGGCGCTTGAGTATCTGCACTGGTGGTCGTTCCTGTCTTTCTATCAGGAAATTGGAGACTGCCTGTTTGCTCAAGTGGTTCGTATTCGAGACAAAAAGGCACACGGGAAGCCTCTGGACAAGCAGGAGCGGGAGTTCTACCGAAAGAACAGGGATATAATCGATTTGAAAGTTACATACACAGAGGCAGAGAAAGACGTTCTCGCCGCATGGGGCATTTCAAAATAAGGTGGTGAGAAAATGGCAGATGGAAGAATCGTTGTTCAAGCGGAGGTCGACGCAAAAAACGCGCAGAAGGAGCTTGATAAACTAACGGCTAAAATCGATAAGATGGAAGCCGAGTTGAAAAAAAGCACCGGAGAGCAAAGTGGTCTGAAATCTCAGCTTGACGCAGCAAAAGAATCTGCAAAACAGGCAGAAAATGCGCTGAAATCGTTGCGGGCGGAATCCGAGCGGCTTCGGCAGATCACGTCCGGCGAGGTGTCTGCGTCTCCGGAGGCTTATATCACAGCATACGGACGGCAGACGGAAGTTGCAGCGCAAATCAAAGAGCAGGAAGCAATCTTAAAAGAGCAGGACAAGATCGTTGAGAGTTTGGACGGGAAATATGCAAAAATCACAGACAAAGTGATCGCGCAGACTTCCGCTTTGGACGCGGCAAAGCAAAAAGCCGGAGAACTCACGGAGCAAATTACAAGCGCAAGCGGCGCGACAGAGCACATGGAAGCCGCTGCGAAGAAGGTTTCCGACAGCATGAACACGTTCAGCAAACGTGTTTCTGGGCTTTTTAAGCGCGTTCTGGTGTTCTCTCTGATTACTCGAGCGCTGCAAAGTCTTAGAACGTGGCTTGGAAAAACTATTATGAAGAACGACGAAGCACGCGCAGCTGTGGCGCGGCTCAAGGCGGCGCTTCTGACACTCGCGCAGCCGATTCTTCAAGTCGTGATTCCTGTTTTTGTGAAGCTTGTGAACATTCTGACACAGGTTGTCACAGCTATCGCGAAGTTCTTCGGGATGCTCTCCGGGAAAAGTTGGTCTGCGCAGAAATCCGCTGCGCAAGGCTTAAACGAAGAACAGAAAGCGTTGGAAGGTGTCGGCTCTGCTGCGGAGGACGCAAGCAAGAGCATGGCAAGCTTTGACGAGATCAACCAGCTAACCGATAATTCCGCTTCTGCGGCAGGTGGTGGCGGTGGCGGTGCGGCATCAACGGAGATCGCGCCGGACTTCTCGAATCTCGACATGGCAGAGGACAAGCTCCACGACATTCTCGGCTTGGTAGGAGCGATTGCAGCAGGGCTTCTTGCGTGGAAAATCGCGAGCTTGTTCACGAACGACCTGAGCAAAATTTGGGGTATCGCCCTTGCTGTTGCCGGTGCGTTTGCGCTTGTATACTTCTGGCTGGATGCTTGGAATAACGGGATTGATTTACAAAACTTCCTCGGGATGCTGGCAGGTCTTGCCGCGCTTGCAGTTGGGCTTGCAATCGCCTTCGGGCCAATCGCGGCAGGAATTGCATTGGTTGTAGGCGGTCTTGCCATGCTGGTTGTCGGTATCAAAGACGTTATAGAAAATGGCTTTAATTTGGTGAATACGCTTACGATCATCGCAGGGCTGCTTGCCGCTGGTATCGGAATTTCGCTTCTGACTGGAAGCTGGATTCCACTTCTGATTGCAGGTTTCCTCGCCGCGCTGGTTGCGCTTGTGTCCTTCACCGGACATGGGGAAGAACTGATTCAAGGCTTAAAAAATATTATAGACGGTTTCGGGAAATTCTTCAAGGGCGTATTCACAGGAGACATGAAGCTTGCCGTAGAAGGTATTAAGCAGATCTGGGAAGGAATGAAGCAGACGTGGAACGCGATTGTAAACTCCATCAAGGACGCATGGAATATGTTCATTACATGGCTACAGTCAAAATCTCCCGTACTTGCAGCGTTCTTCCAGACGGTTGGAAAACTGGTTTCAGACCTCTATAACAGCGTAAAAGACATCCTGAAAGGCATTGTTGACTTTGTCGTCGGCGTGTTTACGGGAGACTGGACAAAGGCTTGGGAAGGCGTTAAGGAGATCTTCAAGGGAATTTGGAACGGCATTGTTGCCATCATCGAGGCGGCAATCAACTTCATTATTGACGGTATCAACCTTCTGATTTCCGCTTTGAATACCATTCACTTTGAGATTCCGGACTGGGTGCCGATCATCGGCGGCAAGTCCTTCGGCATCAGCATTCCGCTTGTCAGTCAGGTTGCGCTTCCGAGGCTGGCAGAAGGCGCGGTTATCCCACCGAACCGGGAGTTTATGGCGGTGCTGGGCGACCAGAAGAGCGGAACGAACATCGAAACGCCGCTTGAGACAATGGTGCAGGCATTCAAACAGGCTATGAACGAATCCGGCGGACGGTCGCAGACGATCATCTTGCAGCTCAACGGCAGAGAGTTTGCACGGGCTGTCTATAAGGCGAACAACGAAGAAACGCAGCGTGTAGGCGTAAGGCTGGCGGGGGTGAAGGCATGACAAGTGTTTTGACCCTCGACGGAACGGCGTATCCGAACCTGCATGTAACCAGTCTGAAACGCTCTTTCGCGGTTCTGGACGGCGATAACGCCGGGCGCGTGATGACCGGCGCGATGGTGCGCGACATCATCGGCACGTTTTATAACTACAGTGTGGAGCTTGACCCGGTCGGAACTGACCCGGCGGAATATGACAGGTTCTACGAAGCAATCTCCGCACCTGTCGACAGCCATTCCCTCACCGTTCCGTATGCACAAGGGACATTGACCTTCGATGCGTATGTGGCAAACGGAGACGATGAACTGTTGACGGCTTACGGACAGAAGAACGAATGGGGCAACCTTACATTTAATTTTGTTGCGATGAAGCCGAAGAGGACGCCGCTATGAGCGTAAAAGTTGTGTATGAGGACGTTGCGGTTGGTTCTGCGGCGGCTGCGAGTGTGACAGCAAGCGAGGCTATGGGTATTTCAAAAACCTCGCTGCTCCCATTCGGCGCTTTTGAGGGACCAATTGCAACGACGGAGCAGAATCAATGGGTGCTGAACGGCACTAGAAAGCTCAAGCCGAAAACCGAGCCGGTTGGCTTCTGGTCTACGCCGAGAAGCAAGGCGGATTGCACGTTCGATACGCCGCCTACCATTGAGATATCCCTGGACGGGCAGTTTACGTCTCTCGGAATCTACTTCAAATTTGACGGGGAAACAGGGGACTATTGCAGCGACCTGAATATCACGTGGTACAACGGAACAACGCAGCTGGCCACACAGCAGTTCTTCCCGAACAGCGGAAATTACTTCTGTGAGAAAACTGTGGAACTGTATAACAAAATCAAGATTCAGTTCAACAAAACGAATCTGCCAAACCGACCGATCAAGATATCCCTTATCCTTTTCGGCATCGTTCGAGAGTTCGAGCGGCAGGAGCTTCGGAGTGTTGAGGCGATCGAAGAACTGAACATCATATCCGACGAGCTGGCGATTAACACGCTGGATTTCACGCTGGACAGCATGGAAGATATTGATTTTATTTTCCAAGAGAAGCAGCCGGTTTATGCGTACAACGGGAAGACGAAAATCGGCACGTTTTACATCGACGAATCTACCCGCGTAAGCAAAAACGTATACAACGTTTCCTGCATCGACGCTTTGGGAATTCTGGACGAAGACCCATTCCCGGCTGTTGTTTATTCCAACGCCAACGCGAAAACGGTTTTAGAAAGCATCCTCGGCGGGTATTTCATCTTGGAGCTTTCGGAGGAACTACAGACCGAGAAACTAACAGGATACATTCCTGATTGCACGCGAAGGGAAGCTTTGCAGCAGGTGGCGTTTGCGCTTCGGGCTGTTGTGGACACCAGCGGAACAGGAAACGTGAAGGTATGGAGGCTGTCTGAGGAAACACCGACAGTGATTCCTATGAACCGGCTCTACGTCGGCGGCGAAGTCAGCCAGTCCGCCATTGTGACCGAGGTAAGAGTTACCGCGCACACGTACAGCACGTCCGGAAGCGGAAGCGATACCGTCAAAGTGGACGGCAAGACCTACTACCACACGGAAGCGGTAACGACCAAGACAAATCCGAACGTCACGGCCTCGACCAAGCCAAACGTCATAGAAGTCAAGGACGCGACGCTGGTAAATACCTCGAACGTTGCAGCGGTGACACAGCGCGTCTTTGACTATTATATGCGGCGGCAGACGCACAGCGTTCAGATCGTCATGGACAAGGAGCTTCCCGGGGACTATGTAGACACCACAACTCCGTGGGATGACCACATTACCGGGACAATAACGAGCATGACCATAAAACTGAGCGGCATCGCGGCGGCTGAGTGCGACATCGTCGGAATGGGGGCTTCTGCATGAGAATTATGAAAACCTTAATCACCGACCGGACGCAGGCGGACGCTTCCTATGCTGAGAAGCTTTACAAGAAGCTGTGGAGCGACTTCACGGAGCAGGAAAAGGCCGACTTTGAAGCTGGCTTGAAAGGCTCTTACAAAGCGTCTGACCTGAACCGCGTCGGCACGGCGCTTATCACCATCCGTGACCGGCTGAGAACGCACTGTATCGACGTTCCGGCAGAAGTCCGGGAGGATTACGGTTCTGACGAAGTGCTCGACAAAGACGTCATGGACGCTTATATCGAATCCGCGAACGCCGTATACGACGCAGTTGTCAATCCTGCCCCGCGCCCTCCGGCAAAAATCAACGACCTAGACTGGGAAGGCGCGAACAACATCGAAAAGACGGTTATCGCCGTAGATGACGTGTTGGAGAGCCGGGAGGTCGGCTGGGTTTACGCGGACGAGGAACTATACGCAGGAGACATGGGGGGATAACATGAAAGACCGAACTCCAAAATTTCCGGGGCGGGTAAAACTCAAGCCCGTTGCCGGACAGACAGATACTTACGACATGACGCGTGCAGACGACCCGGACGATACCGGCACGCCATTTAATACGCGCACAATGCTCCAAGATTCCACGGGGCGCTTTCTCAGATTGCCGTATGCAAATCCTCTTGTCGACGACGCACTCCGGCACATGGTCGACCGCATCGTACCCATCGGCACCATCCGGACGAGCCCGGCGCAGAGTCTGGGAGATGCGTGGTTGAAGTGCGACGGGAGCACAGTGACGTTTGAGAACTACCCGCAGTTGTGTTCTGTGCTGAGAAATACGGGCGGTGCGGTAACGTGGGATACGAATGCGTTTCCGGCATCTTACAATGCAAAAAGTGTTTCAAATACAGTGTATTTTGATGGGATGTGGTTTGTTTGTGTGCAGGTTGGTAGCAATTTCAAGATTTTGAAATCCAGCGCGGTTGGTGGAACGTTTTCCGAAGAGGCGACGTTTACAGGAAGCGAAACTACATACGAAGGCATAATGTGCTCGCTCGCAGTATCTGACGATTATTGCGTGTGCGCATACCGTGTCGGAATAAACGTCAAGATTGCGGTTCGAGAAAAAGGGAACACAAGCTGGACGCAGGTGGGCGTTACACTCCCATCAGATAGCAAAGACGGCACCGGATTCTTCGGACTCGCTGAATGTAACGGGAAATTTGGATTTGCAATAGAAAGATACGGAAGCTCCACGGACGAATATTCCGATAAAACATATGTGGTTCTTTCGGATGCGCCTTTGGATTCTGGTAGCTGGCAGTATTCGATGATTACGAAAACTAACGATATCAGCGGGAATAAATTTTTCGGATATAAGTTCTCGAGCGCAAATGGAAAATGGTTCCTTTCGGCAATCCGACAGGAGACTGGAAGTTCTTTTAGCGGTGATGTAGAGCTGCACGTTGCAAATGGGAGTGAAACCAGCTTCACGAAAATAAAAACTCCTGTCAAATCAGTAGTCATGAAACGTTATTCAGCGTCAGAAGTTGTGTTCCTATCTGGAAAGTATTATTTTTTTGGGACTTACTATTCGCAGTACAACAGCAGTTCGGGAATATTTTATAGACCAGTGTCGACCGTTTATTCTTCCGAAAATCTCACAAACTGGGGTTCTTCTATTGTTACCGGAGAGAACAAACAGGCAATTACCTGCGTAAGTTACGCATCTGCATCGGAATCAACATTACTGGTTGCAACGCAAACAGAAGTTTGGACGACGTCCAGCCCAAATGATGGGTTCAACCAAGCTACTGTACCAACTACTGCGATTACCGCAGTGGCATTGCAGGGAATGACGGCGACGGCATCTTACAAAGGCGGTGTGGCGTATCACGATTACACATATGATTCGCGCCTCTTGCCTACCATCTCGCTTTCGGACGACACGACGACGTTCATCAAAGCAAAGAACGAACTGGACGTATTTGAATCACAGCAGAGCGGGGGGTGATTAAGTGTTTCAGAAAATTGCAAACGCTTTATCGGTGGAGCTGACGGGAACCGATCTGACAAAGGTGACAAAACTGGAATTTTACGTAAAACAGGCATGCCAGTTCTTTCAGTACACGCCGGTGGTTGTTGACGAAACGCACCTGCTGGTAAAAATCCCGTACGAAGACGCGATGCGCCTGCGCCCGGGGGCGGTGAGTCTGCAATGCGCGCTGACCGACGCGGACGGGAATAAGCAGGCGGCGGAGATCGTTCAGGTGGACGTGAAGAGCTTCCTAAAGGAGGCGGGATATGATTAAAATGACGCTTTCGCAGCCGGAGATTCGGATGCGGATTGAGCCCGCGAAGGTGGTCTATCAGGGCGGCGAGGCATATGAAGGGGACTACGAGGTCGTGCCGAAGGCATTTGAGCCGGTTGTTTTGCCGACGAAAAACAAGCTGCTGGCGGACGATGTGACCGTTACAAAAGTCCCATACTATGAGGTATCCAACGAGACCGGCACGACGGTCTACATTGCATCGGAGGTGTAAATTTTGGGCAGAAGTAAATTTATCTATGGCGGCGAGGTGCTGTTAGATCTGACCGCCGACACGGTGGAGCCGGGCAAAGTCCTGCTTGGCTTTAAGTATCACGGCTCGGACGGCGAGCTGCACACTGGCACGTGCGAATTTGACCTCGACACGTCCGGCGCGACCGTCAAGGCTTCGGAAATTCTTTTCGGCAAGACGGCGGGCGCAAGGGGCTCGATGATCACGGGCGAAATGCCGAACAACGGCGCGGTCGCCGCGAAGATCACGACGGTCAAGGGCGAGTACATCGTCCCAATCGGATACCACGACGGAAGCGGCAAGGTCGCCATCGACCCCACAGAGGCTGCAAAGATCATTGCCGGGAACATCAAGGCGGGCGTGACGATCCTCGGCGTGGAGGGCACGTACAGCGGCGAGGCCATCAAGGCACAGACAAAATCCGTCGAGCCGCTGACGACCGCGCAGACGATTTTGCCGGACGCAGGGTATGATTACATGTCCCAGGTCGACGTGGCCGCGATCTACTACAACGAAACGCCCAATGCCGCCGGCGGCGTGACTGTCACCATCGGCAAGAAGGCAGGAGCGTGAGCGTATGGCGGCACCGGAAGTATCTGGGGGTGAAACCCCGAGAAACAAGGTGGTCTACGCCGGAAAAACACTCATCGACCTGACCGAGGATACCGTCACCCCTGCGGCGCTCAAATCCGGCGTGACAGCGCACGACGCTTCGGGCGCGAAGATTACCGGCACGTTAGATACCGCCCCGCCCAAGGAGTCGGACATCAATTTCTGGGACTACGACGGGACGCTTCTGTATGCGTGGACATTCGCCGAGCTGGCCACGAAGACCGAGCTGCCGCCCCTTCCCTCGCACGATGGACTGGTCTGTCAGGGATGGAACTGGACGCTCCAAGACATCAAGGACGCAGGCCGTGAGCTCGATATCGGCGCGCTGTACATTACCGATGACGGCAAGACAAGGATCTACGTCGACGTGGACACCGAGACGTGGGACGATTTTGTTCTCAATTATTGGCAATCAAACATAAACACCACGACTGTTGACTGGGGCGACGGCACAACCCCGGAAACAAAAAACGCAAGTTCCTGGATTGAGCATCGGCATGTGTACGCCTCCAGTGGCTCATACGTGATCACGATGAGTGTCAAAGAGGGTAAGACAATGGAGCTTGGGAACGGCTCAAATGGTCGAATGCTGATTGCAAACAGCGAAACCGATAGCGGACGCTGCGCGATGCTAAAGCAGGTAGAAATTGGCGAAAGAATGACCAATGTGACGGAACGTGCGTTTTATGCCGCCGTCCGGCTCAAGAGCGTGGCTGTCCCGTCCGGCGTACTTTTCGACCCGTGGCGTACGTTCGAACAAGCTGCAAATATACGCTCCGTGACAGCGGCTTTTAGTTCCGCAATATCCCAAACATTTTATCAGTGCACCAATCTCCGCGCAATCGCAACACCGAAAGGGATGACGCAAGGAGACGATTATGCCGTCACAAGTACAGCAATCCGGCAGATAAATTTTGATATGACTGCTGCCCTCAGTGCACAAGCCCTCGAGCGCGTCCACATCAAGGCTGTCAACGGGCAAATTGGAGATTTCTCGTCCTGCCGCTCTCTGTTAGAAGTCACTATCCCAGCGGACGCTACAACCTTTGTCGCTGCCGCATTTCAGGGCGACTACGCGCTGCGCAGGGTGACATGCCTCGGGGATATCGCGAGCATCCCAGCGCAGGTGTTTCAGAGATGCTATACGCTGCGGTTTGTGGATCTTACGCACTGTACCGCCGTGCCCACGCTGGCCAACGTCAACGCGTTCGATGCGACGCACCCGCAGCTGGAAATCCGAGTGCCCGCGTCTCTGGCGGATGCGTGGAAAGCGGCAACAAACTGGAGTTCGTTGGCAGACCATATTGTGGGGGTGTAAAGATGATCGTAAGAGAGCACTACAAAACGCGCACGGACGGCGTGGAGCTGTACAAAACATACTCGGATGCGGGCTATCTCATCCGGCAGGTGGAGACGGGCGCAGAGTACGATGAGGCAATTGACATTGATGGCGCACCGCACACCTACACGGAAACTGGCAAGCTTGTCACAGACAATTTTGACGTCAAAACGGCAAGCCCGGAGCAGCTGCGTGAGCGGCTTGCCGATACCGAGACGGCGGCGAAGATCTTACTGGGGGAGGACGCGCCATGACCTACACCGAAAGGGCAAAGAAAATGCGCCCGTACATCGAACAGGCGGCAAGCGCTTTGGACGACAAGACTGTCAGCCTCGCGCCGGAGCTTCTGGGGACGTTGACCGGCGGCAACAGCCTCATCAAAGCGGGCACGCGCATCAACTGGCACGGCAAGATCAAAAAAGCCGCCGTCGACCTCTGGGACACCGCACAGAACACCCCGGACAGCGCACCAACACTCTGGGAGGACGTGCAGTACCGGGGCGGATACAGAATCATCCCCGAAGTAATTACCTCCACACTGGCCTTCGCAAAGGGCGAGAAGGGATGGTGGGGCGGCAACCTCTATGAGTCGCTCATGGACGGGAATGTGTTTACCCCGACGGTCGCCCCGACGGCCTGGAAGAAAGTATAGCGCCGCCTCCGGGCGAGAAAGGAGACAGATATGGACGACGGAATTCAGGCGCAGGTCGCGGCGATCGACGCGCGCTGCAAATCCAACCAGCACCGCATCGACGAGCTCGAGGCGGATAACAAGGCGCTTCACCAGCTGGCTACCTCTGTGGAGGTGCTGGCGACGAAGCAGGAGACGATCGAGTCGAACGTGAACGAGATCAAGACCGACGTGAAAGCCCTCAAGGCGCTCCCCGGCAGCCGCTGGGAGGGGCTTATCAAGGCAGCCGTGACAGCGATCGTCGCGGGGCTGGTAGGCTACGCGCTGGCTCTGGCGGGGCTGGGTGGCTGATATGCGAGTAAAGGGCAAGTGGAGCAAAGGCGAGATGGCGCGCACCATCGTCATCTATCTGCTCAGACTCCTGACGATGGTGCTGATCTGGGCGTGCACGCTGAAAACCATCGCTGTCCTTATCGCAGTCGGAAGTAACCCGGAGCTGGGTACGTCGGTCGACCTGTCTGACGTGCTCGGCTACGCCGGGGGCGCGGCAGTCTCAGAGCTGGGCTTGCTGGCTTTCAAAAGAGTATTCGCAAAAAAGAATGAACCGATAGAATGAAAGGGGTACATATGGAAAACATCAAAAAGCGGCTGGGCAATTTGCTCAGTGTCAAGAGCCTGGTCACGCTCACGCTGACGGGCGTGTTCGCTTACATGTCCGTCGCGGGCAAAATCTCGCAGGACTTTATGACGATCTACGCTGTCATTATCGCGTTTTATTTTGGGACCCAGTCCCAGAAGACGCAGGATGTGCTTGACAGTGCGGGTACGCCGCAGGAGGGCGAACGGAAATGATGAAAGCATCCGAGCTTGTGCGCAGGCACATTGACGTTGCGAAGAATTACAAGACCGTCTACATGTGGGGCTGCTTCGGCTCCCCTGTAGGCGAGACGATCATTGACGAGAAATCCGCCCAGTACCCGGACTGGTACACCGGCGGCAGAGTCACGTATCTGCGCAGTCTGATTGGGAAAGTTGTCTATGGCTTTGACTGCGTAAACCTGACAAAGGGCATCCTCTGGGGCTGGAACGGAAACAAAAATGCCTACTACGGCGGCGCAAGGTACGCCTCGAACAGCGTGCCGGACGTTTCCGCCGACGGCATGATCGCAAAGTGCAAGGACGTATCCACGACCGGCTGGGACAAACTCATTCCCGGCGAAGGTCTCTGGATGCCCGGCCACTGGGGTATGTACATCGGTGACGGTCTGGCGGTCGAATGCACCCCGATCTGGGACAACGGCGCACAGATCACCGCCGTCCAGAACATCGGCACGAAAGCAGGCTACCACGCCCGCAATTGGCAGAAGCACGGAAAGCTCCCGTGGGTCGAGTACGACACCGTGAAGGTCGACGAGGCCGTCGAGGAGGCGAAGAAGACCATCAAGCAGAAGGCCGGTCTTACAGACAGCACGATCGATTACCTCGCCGGATACAAGTACGGTGACGATCTTCTCAAAAAGCTCGCAAAGGCGATGGAGTAAGGGGGCGGGGCTATGGCTCCACAAGCCAGATGCAAATTACCGCCGGAGCTTGGCGGACTGATGCGCCGGGATATGGAGACGGTTATTTACCAATCGAATCTCGGCCGCGAAGACGCAAAGATCGCGCAGCTCTACTTTGTGGATAAGCTCCCACAGGTTGACGTTGCGACAGAGCTGTATATTGGCCGCGCTACGGTACAGAGGCGGCTTCCCGGTATCGTGCGGGAGATGCAGCGGACATCCAACAAACTGTATAACTGAGATAAGCGCCGGTTTCTCGGCGCTTATTTTTTTATAAAAATTTTTGAAAAGCCCTTGACATATACGGTAATACCGTATATAATGAGACCATAGAGATAAACCAAATACAAATTACGGAGGGTTTAAAAATGGCTATGGTAATCAACAAAAACGGTACAGAAATCAACTTTGACGCGGCGGTTGCACTGATGGATGATGACATCCGTGAAGATCTCCACGTGGAACTTGCGCCATGCACCGATCAGGAGTTTTTTACTGCGTATGAGGCCCGTCACGAAGCCAAGTATGGCGAAGAGTGGGAGCTCAGCAAAGAGAACCCCTGCTACTGATGCCGACGGAAGCGCAGAAGCGCACCCGCGACAAGTGGGATGCAGAAAACATGTCCGTGATCTCCTGCAAACTCAAGCGGGAGATCGCGGAAAACTTTAAGACCGCAGCGAGGGCCAACGGCACGACGCCAAACGAACTGATACGCGGCTGGATTGCCACATATTTATTTGAGCAAAACTGATGCATAACTGAGGCACAGGAAAATAGTAAAAAGCCCATACTGGACACATCAAAGGAGTGTTCGGTATGGGCTTTTCTTATTTCAATCCAAACCCGGAAGGGAAACAAGTTGGAGACTGTACCGTCCGGGCAATTGCGAAGGCAACGGGAAAGAGCTGGGATGAAACATACGTCGGGCTTTGCCTACAGGGTCTGAAAATGGGGGACATGCCGTCGGCGAACAGTGTCTGGGGTGCGTACCTCCGGCAGCAGGGATTTACCCGGAACGTTGTGCCGAACACATGCCCGGACTGCTATACGGTCGAGGAATTCGCAAGAGACCATCCGCGCGGTGTGTATGTACTCGCTCTATCAAGCCACGTCGTGTGCGTAGAGGACGGAAAGTATTTCGATAGCTGGGATTCCGGGAACGAAATCCCACTGTTCTACTGGGAAAAGGAGGATAAATGATGTTCGGACAACAGCCCTATGTGTATCAGCAGCCGATTTACAATCAGCCGCCCATGATGCAGGAACCAATGATGCGTCCACAGTATCAGCCTGCGCCGGCGATGCAGTATCCGACTCCGCAACCTCAGTCACAGCAGCCGAGCGGGGGACAGTCTATCATCTGGGTTCCGAACGAAAAGGCGGCAAACGAATTTATCGTCGCGCCAAATAACGCCGTCACGCTTTGGGATATGAATGCGCCGGTTGTGTATGTGAAGAAAGCCGACGCAAGCGGTAAACCAGCAATGACAACGTATGACCTTGTAGAGCGCTCTACAGCCCCTGTGAGCCCCACAGCGCCACAAACAGTTCCTACGGTGGAATACGTGACCCGCAAGGACTTTGACGAACTGGCGGCAAAGGTGGCGGCTCTGAGCGTCAAGCCCGTTAGAAAGGTGAAGGAGGCAGACAATGAATCCTCTGTTTAACGCGCTCGGCGGCGGGCAAATGCCTGGAGTGATGGGACAGTTTCAAAATATGATGCGGCAGTTTCAGCAGTTCAAGAAGAGCTTTCAGGGAGACCCGAGGGCGGAGGTTGAGAAGCTGGTACAGTCTGGGAAAATCTCGCAGCAGCAGTTGAACCAGCTACAGCAGATGGCTGGGCAGTTTCAGCAGTTGATGCAGTAGTTCGGAAATTCCGAACAGCTGAACGGTCAAAATCGTGGCCACGATTGAGATAAATTTCAAAATCTACGAAAGGAGAAAACTATGAGTTTGAATGGCGATGGTATTCCTATGAACATGCCTGTCGTTCCGGCTGGCACGAACAGCGGTAATGGCTGGGGAGGCTTTGGCGGCGATAACGGCTGGTGGATTATTCTGTTCTTCATTGTTCTGATGGGGTGGAATCGGAACGGTTTGGGCGGCAATAATGGCAGCGGCGCTGCGGACAACTATGTTCTTGCAAGTGACTTTGCTACGCTTCAGAGGCAGATTGACAGCGCGGCGTCCACACTCGAGCGTAAGGGCGAAATTACCCAGCAGGGGCTTTGCGACGGATTTTACGCAATGAACACTACGTTGCTTAACGGTTTCGCCGGTGTCAATCAGAACATGAACACTGGCTTCCAGTCCGCCGAGCTTTCCCGTTGCAATCAGCAGGCGGCGCTCATGCAGCAGCTTAACGCGATGCAGATGCAGGCGGCGAACTGCTGCTGCGAGAACCGCGCGGCGATCGCGCAGGTGCGCTATGATATGGCATCGCAGGCTTGCGACACTCGCAACACCGTGCAGAACACGACGCGGGACATCATTGATGCAATGAACTGCGGCTTCCGTAGCATCGACCAGCGTCTGACCGCGCAGGAGCTTGCAGCGAAGGACAGCAAGATTGCCGAGCAGAACCAGCAGCTCTTTGCGGCGCAGCTGGCGGCTTCTCAGGCGGCGCAGAACGACACGCTCAAGTCCTACGTAAGTGGGCAGCTGGCGTATTACAATCCGCGCCCGGTTCCTGCATTTGAGGTTCCGGCCCCGTACCAGTATTCTGGATGTAATAACGGCTACAACTACGGTTGCAGAAACTGCGCGTAACAACTCCACATCGTAGAGCTTTTTGTGATGTTTTGTTGGCATCAACAAAATGTTCGGCTTACCGCCGATACTCAAGAAACGCGGCGGGGCAATCGTCCCGCCGCTATTTTTAACCGTGTCGAATTCGACGCATTTAGAAAGGATTGATTTTATGGCAACATTCAAGGACGTGAAAGAAAAGTACATTGACTACCTGATGGATATGGATTTGAACAAAATGAGTGTGATGGATTTGTCGACGTATGGTTTGATCTTAAAAACCGTCGACGAAATGGAAAAGCCGAATTATGCTGAATCTATCACCTCAATGATGGCATCGCTTATGCCTGTCTGCGCAGGAAAGAGTGCAAATGAAAGTGAGGTGTATGGAATTGGCTGAATTTACGAATTCCAATATCGTCTCCGTCGCATCCGGTCAGAATGTGCCTCTGACCGAAACAGCGGTCAACAGCAAGCCGTGCATTGTGCATCGAGAGGGAAGCGGGCTTGTGACGCTTCGCGGGCTGACAAACCAGTGTAAGGCAGTTTTCAAAATTTCCTACGGCGGCAACATCGCCATCCCGACCGGCGGCACGGTCGAAGCGATTACCGCAGCGCTTTCCATCAACGGCGAAGCACTGGCAAGCGCTACGGCTACGGTCACTCCGGCAGCAGTTGAGAATTATTTTAATATCTACGTCTCTGCACAGGTCTGCGTACCGAAGGGCTGCTGTGTGACGGTAGGTATGCGTAATACAAGTACGCAGGCGGTCAATTTCGCGAACAGCAATTTGACCGTCGAGAGAGTAGCATGAAGGGAGGAAGGAATATGTACGATTTAAGAAATCTTCGGGAAATGCTCTGCAAGGAGCTGGACGATATCGCCGACAAGCGCGAAATGTCCGCCGGTGACTTGGACGCAATCCAGAAGTTGACAAGCTCCATCAAGAACACCTACAAAATCGAAATGCTCGAGGACGGCGGGTACTCCCGTGACGGCGAGTGGGAAGCGGACATGCGTGGCACGTATGGGCGTGGCAGCTCCTACCGTGGCAGGCATCGCGATTCTATGGGGCGGTATAGCCGGACAGATGCTCGGGAACATATGCGCTCGACGCTGGAAGACATGATGCGCGACGCGGACGATGATAAGACGCGCGATGCTATCCGCCGCTGCATGGAGCAGATTGACAGAGCATAAGGAGGGAAAGACATGCTGGATGAAGCCGAAATCCGAAAGGAAATAGCACGGCTGGAATACGAAGAATCCAGCTATCCCAATTATGCCAAACTGGCGAACCTATATGTGATACGCGACAAGATGCAGGAAGAGGAACGGGGCGACGGCGGTAGGTATGTGGGTTACTACTCCGGCGCTCCCGCTCCTGTTACCGCGCAACCGGCTACCGTGGGCGAGTACGGGGACAGTGAGTTTTTGCTTTCGGTATCTGGTAAAGACCCGGCAAAGGCTTGGACGGTCGTTGATGAACTTATGGACACATTATCGCTTGTAAACCGAAGGGTATATGATTCTGTTTTAAGAAAAATAAAGTCCCTATGACGAGGCAAAAAGCGTGGCAAATTCCGTGGCAAAAATGCGTGTCAAAATTGTGTTTTGCGTGTCAAATAATTGATACGCATCGCAAATAAATGATACGCTCGAAATGCCTGAAAGCCTTGATATACAAAGGAAAACCCTGTAATCACTTGAGATTACAGGGTTTCTTCTTTGGCGCGGAAGGAGAGATTCGAACTCTCGAATTGAGCTTTAAACCAGTTGAAAATACTGAACTTTTTATTTTCATGGCAAATATCGTGGCAAAATTAAGAGATG